AAATACCTAATTTGTTTATAAATTCTGCTGTGCTTGCAGAAACTGCTGTAAAAGCTTTGGTAAGTTCGGCGCTTAAGTTAGATGTGTCTTGCCCAAATTCTTTTAGTGCGGTAACGCCGTCATCACCGATTACAGTTGCTAGCTGCGCTGTTGCTACTGCTAACGCTTTTTCTTTACCTAAAACTTTTTCTATGTCTTTGGTTAGTTGCTCAAATGCTGTGCCGCTTTCTCCTGCAGCTGCAGTTACCGCTCCAATGTCAGCTGTAAGTGGATTGAGAGCTTTACCTAGCTCAGAGGTGCTCTTAATTAGGTTGTCAACTGCCGTTCCAACCGCAGTACCTACTAGCGATAGTCCAAAGCCAAACTGACCGCCCAGCAGACCGCCGCCCGCGCCGCCTACTGCACCACCTACTGACGCGCCAATCCCCTGGCCGAAAAGTAACGGGAACGCGCCACCGATAATTGCGTTGCTTGCGGCACCTTGTAGTTTCTTGTTTCGAGCCGTGCGTTGTCTAGCCGCAGGACTGCCTGGGATGCCTACCGCACCACCAACCGGGCTGCTCTGGCCTGTAAGCGTTAAAGCTTGGCTCCTTGCTTTGCGTTTATCAGCTGACGCCTTTAAACGCCTGTCAAAGTCATCTAAACCTTCTTTGTTGTTTCTTTTAATGCGTTCAAGCAGCTCATCTTGTTTTTCGCCTTCTATTTTTGCCGCTTCTAAGACAGCGTCTATTTTTTCATTGCGTAACTTTCTAATGAAACTTTTTTCAATGTTAAACAGTTCGTCTTGGTATTTTTTTAGTGCCGCAAATTCTTCTTGGTTGGCTTTGCTTTTTAGTGCAGCTTCCTTTGCAATATCTTCTGCGCGTCTGGTGCGGTCTTCTTTTTGGCGGCGGGCGGGGCTTCTGTTGTCAATACTGGAGCTAATTGTCTCACCGCGTGCCTCTGCGGCTAAAGCTTTGACCTCGTTAGCGCCACGAACCAGTGCTTCCTGAGCGTCTACCTGCTTGTTTTTTTCTTGCGCAGTTTTCTTGTTTAAAGCAAGCAGTGCCTCCTGAAGTTTTATGTCATCTGTTTGTACGGCCCTGAGCCTTGCAACACGGCCTCCTACTGCGGAGCTTTGACCTACTAAAGATTGGTCGGTCCCAAACGTAGAAGCTGCACCCGGAAATATAGCACCTGGGTACTGCGTGGTTCGTGCTGATCTAGCGGGTAAAGGAGAAGATAAAGCTGTGCTAGAAGCTGCACCTGGGCCTATAGGGCTTGGGAACTGAGTCCTTTCCCTTATCCCCGCAGAAGCTAGCCTAGCTTTTCTCTCATTTTCTGCTACCTCAGCAAGCAACTGGGCACGTTCTCGTAAACCCGCGTTTAAATTTCGGGTTGCTTTAAGGTAATCAACTGCTGTTACTGTTGCTTCTTTAGTTTCTAAAGCAACGTCATTAAATGATTGAGCAGCTTCGCGTAACTGCCGGTTTAAGTTTGATACAGACCTTGGAATACCCTCAGCATTATCACTAAAATTCTTTAAAAACTTGTTTAACTGATCTACAGCCAGAGCAGTCGAATCTAATTTTCCCTGAAAGCTGGAGAGCTGACTGGCGCCTTTTACTGCTATCTCAATTTCAGCTCTGTATGCCACGATCCACAGCTGGTACGTCGTTTTCTATTCTAGGCGCAGAATAGGTTACCTTCGGCGGCGGGCTTTTTCCATTTGTTTTTCCTGGTCCTCGTTGATGACCTGAAAATAGGCGCTCCAGCCCAGTAGTTCTTCCGGCGTCATCGTGGTGCGGACTTCGGTCAAGCTCATGCCAAGCTCCTTGGCAACGCCGAACTGCAGCATGAGCCAGTTGTCTTTACGAAGTTCCGCAACTAGGATTTTGGGTCCATTGGCTCTTCGTCTTCGTCGCTAAGGATGGCCAACATCAAAGACTGCAGATCGCTGTCCTTGACTTCGTTTTTTAAAATATCGATTTCACCGGCAGAGAAAAGCTTGGCGCCATTTTCGTCTTGTGCTTTGCCAATCAGCAGCTGTAGTGCGAACGCTCCAGCGTCGTCAGATTTGGCTTGCTTCTGGGCGCGTTCGCGTTCAGCCATGGTTAGCGGGCTGATCCACATTTCAAATGTGGTGCCGTCAGACAGTTCAACGCTGTGCTTGCTTGGCTGGAGATTTGCTGCTTTACGCAGCCGATCAATGGCGCGATTAGATCCAGCGGGCATGATGTGTACTTGACTATAAATTAACTATAGCGTAGCGCAATAAAAACCCCGGCAAAAACCGGGGCTATGTGTTTACTTAAGTAGCACTTTATCAGGTCCGGCTGAAGTCGAAGCTCGGGGTGCCGGATGGACGGAAGCTTACGCTTACGGATTGTGCGTCGTCAGGGGTGACATTCATGCTGGCAGAAGTCAGCACTGCTTCAAACTCGATGGAACGGCTTTCGGCTTCGTTTACTGAACCGCCGCTGAACACTTGGTCAATGTAAAGCTTAAATGCAGCACCAGTTTGGTTGCGCTGAAGCACGTCCTCGATCATGCGGTTGCTAAGGGAAGCATCCTCGTCGGTCATGTAGACCGTTGCGCTGCCCGTACCATCGCCGAAGCCGGAGATGTAGCTGCGGAATGGAACGTACTGACCAGGGGTTTGACCGATGGTGGTTACATCGATTTCGGCGCGGTTGATCTCAAAGCTCCAGTCACGAACTTGTCCCACTACTGCAAAGGCGGCGTACGCGACTTGGAAAGCGTTGGGGCTAACAGCTGTACCGTCATCGGTAATGGTGATTGTCGCGCCACCCAGAGTCGCGGACACCTGCAGCACTCCGGTGCTAGCGGTGTAGGCGATAACGTAGTAGGTGGTGGACAGGGCAATGCCTGCGGGAAGTGTGCCTGTGCCTGCGCCGTTAGTTTGAGTGTTGATCACACTAAACTGCACAGGATCACCTACTTTCAAGTTCAAGTAGGTTGCAACAGTAATGGTGTCTGCGCCAGTGTTGACGTTAGACTCAGCAAAACTGCTGGTTGTGCCAGCGGGCTTGTAGTAGAGGGCACCTGAAGTGCCGGACAGAACGGTGGTGGCCATTGCTACGCCAAAAATTAAAGGTCTCTGCGGGCACTGCCCGGCTACCTATAGGTTAGCGGGGATTTAAGTCAACACCGTTGCTACATAGCCTGTGTCAATACGACCTACAAAATGTGGTGATTCATCAGTAGCTGAAAAACTTGGGCCATTTATCTCGCCTACTTTTACGAATACACCTGTAGTAGTTTTGGATGTGTCGTTAATAGTCTCTAATACGTTTACGGCAGTTGTTACCAGTTCTTGATTGCGGGCCGGGCCACGGCCTTTTTCTGTAAACAAACGGATTACTAACGCGCCACGCGCATTGTCCACGCTAGAGGTCAGCGTTGGTTCGTTGGTTAGGCCAAACGTGATGTTGACGCGGACGTACTCGGTGGTTGTATTTGGTGGTACGGCAGTGATGTTGTCAAAGTAAACAGGTACTGCTGGCACAAGGTTGTTAAACGCCGTCAGTAACGGGTTTTCCATTGATGCCCGGATCGCTTGGTAGTTCATTGCAATTCCTTAAACAAGTCGTCCATTTCAATTCTGACGGCGCGATCCAGTTTGCCCCCTTCTACATAACTAGCGAACCAATCAAGATCGGCAGTCGCACTGGATTCACTGTCTGGGTTGCCCCCGCCGACATAGCCTCGGTAAGAGGGTTGTTGACGGCCACCGTCACCTTCACGGAATTTTCTGCGGCCTAGCTGCGTTTGCGGAAATGGTTCACCGATAGGTCTGATAAATGCACTTTCAACTAGATCTGTGGCTTCGGCGGCGTATGCTGAAAAATTGGAAACAGTAAAAACAACTTTGTCTTTTGTAAGCAAACTCTTTGTTACTTGTTTACCTGTTACAGCAGGCGTAAACATGGGGCGTGGTTCGCCCACGTTTCCATCGCCCTTAGAACTACCTACACCGCCTAAAGGACTTTCAATTTCCCAAGAATTTGAAAATTTACCGCTCCAGCTGGGGCCTTCCTGCTGAAGTTCACGGACTGTGCGTTCTGCAGCAGCCTTTGGGCCATTAAACACCGTAGTCG